TGATTGGTGTAGCCGCTATGCCTTATGCCAAGTATGTGGAAGCAATCGAAAATCTGGATGTTATCTCTGTCGCCACGGAACATGCCGAGGATTGGATCAAGAAACAGAGTCGAACGTTATTTGATAAACTCGCTGAGAAAGGATATTGAACATGGCAGATCAGTTTGATATAGTGGATATCGTATATAATGCGGTTGAGCCGGCGAGTACGGGCTTTATCCTGTATAAGGATCAATCCGGCGATGGCGAGAAAAGAAATCATATCACGATCCGCTCTCTGGCCTTGAATGGGAAAGATTATGTCAACAAGGGATCGATAAATATCAATATCTTCGTCAAGAGACCCTCGAAAGGCGTATCGGATCGACAGTTGATGATAGAGACCGTACGAGGCGTGAGGTTCGTGTTGCGGGATATCAAGCCGCCGTTGGGGATGTATTGGAAATCTCGGATCGTCTGGTCTGAGCCTATGGGCGAGGCCAAGGATGGCTTCGATTGTACGAATATTAGATTAGAGGTTATAACAGAATTAGATTAGTGATATGGAAAGAAGTTTAGCGCTGGATGTGGCGTATTTAGGAGTTGCGGAACCCGGGGATGGCGTGGCCGGTACCGAGTTCACCCAATGCGTTGACGTGGATACGGTGACGTTCAATTTCTCGGATGCCAAGGAGCTTAGTTTTACGTCCATGGGACATGAGGATCCTTGGGCGGTGGTGAGTCGGAAAGGAGATCCTTCCAGTATAGAGTTCACTATCCCTTCTCCCACGAGCGACGAGATGAAAATGTTTTGCGGGGGAACCGTTTCCGGTGATAAATGGGAGGCTCCCTTGTCTACGCCCTCGATATTGAAGACGATCAGGCTACAGAGCCTGCCGTACCAAGGTAAGTTCACGGAATATGTCTTTGTCAAGTGCTCTGTGTTCGGGAAGATCAGCCAAGCCCCGGATAAGGAGAATTGCGATCTCTTATTGGTAAAGGCCACGATCATGACACCGGTATCTGCGGCTGGCAAACAAGCGTCCCCGTATAGCAGGGCGGTGAAGGCCGTATCGGAAGACACGGAATGATGTTTTTTGTTTAGGTTGTCTAGAGCCTCGGTTTTTGCCGGGGCTCTTATATTTTAGAGGAAAATCATGAGCGTAAAGCGAGCACTACAGATTGAGAGCGACGTGGTGACAAGTCGGTCAGTCGTGATTCCTTTCGAGTTCAAGCCGGAGACGATCCCGGCGGGTAAGAACGTTGGTGATAGTATCGTTATCACCCCGATCACGGTAAGGACCGGGTTTAGGATACGGCCGTTACTCTTGCGGATTGACAAGGCGGACAAGGATGCTATCGTGGCTCATAAGGATGTTACGTTTGATAGTGTACTGTCGGAGTTGATGGCGAAATATGACGAGTTGATCTTTGAGATCGTATGTTTGGGTATCCATAACAAGAAAGGGGACATGCCCGCTTGGTTCCGGGAGGTACTGAAGGATAATTGTACATGGGAAGACCTGTATATCCTTTTGAACGCTATTCTCTTTCGTCTGGGTTGTAACCCTTTTTCTCGTACTATCATAGCTTTGGAAGCTGTGAGCCCGTTAAGCGAAGAGGAGATAATAGCCCTTCAAGAAAACAACGAGACTTGGGTAGGTCGGAGCCGGTGACGCAAAGTAGCTTCATGTTCCTTGTACTATGTAACGAGGCGTTCGGGTATACGCATGAGCGGACATTGGACAGCGATCTGGCGCTTGTCATGTCCATGCTACGGGAACATGGTTACTTGGTGAACGACCGGAACAAATCACTGCTCATGGACGATGATGAATCCGGGGATAATCATGGCGAGTGGGTCGAGGTAATCGATTTCGATACGGGAAAAAAGAAAAGGGTTCGAAGAATGAGCCCGGTATGATATATATTACTTTGCGTAGAGAACGTTTGTCATAGTGATTTTGGTTGTAAAAAAACCGACGAACCGTGAGGCTGGTCGGTTTTTGTTCTCTGTAAATGTGTCAAGATCTTCAGAGTGTCTGCTCGATAACCAGAGCGGTGTCTTCTAGCGAAAAGTAATTGGGTAACGCTCCGGATGGATTATGCTGTCAATCTCAAGATCCACATCAATTGCGTCCCAACGCAACGAATCCTCGTCCGGCATGGTCACGTCCAATACATCCGATACTTTTGCATTTCTGAACCAAGGGTATCTGTCATACGATAGATAATATTCCTTCCCTCCTACGAAAAGGAGGATACCGCGTGCATTAATCATTGTTACTCCCACAGGGGGTGTTCCATTCATTTTTTTATTATATCGAGGCCGGACAAGCTGCATGAGAATATTCGTTGATATCTATAAGATGGATATTCAAAACATCTTCAATATCAAAAAGAGTGCTGGTTGTAAAGTTGTGGTCACCTCTTAACCATTTGGATATCTCAGAGGGACGTTTACTCATTTTTTCGGCAAATTCCTTTTGGGATAGACCTTTCCTTTTGATACCTTCTGCTATTTTTACGGCAAGCATCATACGTCTTTCCATGTTCTTGGCTCTTTTCGTGTCTATATTGCCAAGTACTGTATCCAAAATAGATGTATTGTTCATATTTATTCCTCCTTCAATTTTAAATTACCTAAGAAAAAACCGTTATCATCGAGATGTATATCCTTGTTTTTGATGGCTTCTGATATGATTCTGGATATTCGAACCACTGTTTCAGCTTCTTTTTTTAAGGAAGAACTTTCTTGATAAGCTCTAATGTTTTTGGGTTTGTATCCTCCACCTCCAACAACGATAGCAACGTTAGCAAATCGAATACAATAGATTCTTAATTTTTTATCAGGACTATCAAATAGGGCGCAGACACCATCACCGGGTTTCCCTTCGTTTAGCTTGAAAAAATGTTCGGCTGCCCCAGTTTTTGTAGCCATAATTTTCAATTTAGATACGATATCATCTATTTCGGTTGGGTATTCAGAATAGTTGTTCTGAAGAAATTATTCAAAAACGCTCTGATCCTCTTGATTGAGAATGACAGAATATATTTGAGTCTTCTTTCCTGACAGTTGCTTTATTTTGACAATCTCAAGTTCCACGATGAATTTTTTCTTTTTACAAAAAAACGAAGAAAAAGCGACAAGGCAAAAGAAAATGTCGAAAAAGATAACTTATAAGTGAATTTTTAACGGTTGACAGTCTCACATGAAAGGCTATCCTATATTTTACCATAAACGCATTATGGGAATAAGGAATAGGGATGGAGCGCTGTATATTGCGACTGGTCTTGATAACTCCGGCATGTACGAGGGAACACGCGAGGCTATGGGAATTATCAAGACCTTGGCCGGTGAGATCACGTCTTTTGACGTATTCGGAGGTATCGGTATCAGTGCGGCGACGGCGTTCGCCAAGGCCGCGAAGAGCTCATACGACTTCGAGAAGGAGTTCCGGAAAAACATGCTGGAAGTAGCGACCATTTCCACGCAGGTAACGGATGATATGACCGGTTTCATGAATCAGGTCATATCCATAACCCAAGAGATACCGATCAAGGCTCCGGAGGCCGCCAAGGCGTTATATAGCATTGTCTCCGCCGGACATGACGGGGCGGATGGCATGAAGATCCTAGAAGTTTCGGCTAAAGCTGCCGTGGGAGGGCTTACGGAAACCGAGACGGCAGCCGATGCTATTACAACGATCCTGAATGCTTATAAGATGTCTGCGGAGGAAGCCGGTACGGTCTCGGACCAGCTTTTTACAACCGTCCGGTTGGGTAAGACTACATTTGGCGAATTGGGAGCCTCCATAGCCCAAGTTGCTCCTATTGCGGCCGCATATGGGATTAGTATCGACCAAGTGTTGGGTGCTGTCGCTTCATTGACCAAGCAAGGAACGCCAACGGCGCAGGCTATGACACAGATCCGTGCCGCTATCCAAGGAACCGCTGGAGAACTTGGAGACGCCGCTTTCCAAGGTCGTACTTTCCAAGAGGCATTACAATTGATTTATGAGAAGGCTGGTGGTTCCGCTTCCAAGATGAAGGAAATGCTTGGCACGGATGAAGGCTTGGCCGCTACACTGGCTTTGACTGGAAAGAATGCAAAGGCGGCAGCAAATGACCTTGGCGAGTTGCAAAGCTCTTTAGGAGCTACGGAAGCAGCGTTTGAGAAGATGGCGGATGAAGCCGGCAATCAAATGACGCTTCTGTCGAATAATATCCAAGCGGCTTTGCGACCGATGGGAGAGGTGATATTAAAAAATATATCAGAAGCAGCTAAAATTATTAATCAGGGATTTGAGACAGGAAATATCAAAGGCAATATTGAAAATTTGGAAAAGTTGCTTTTAGGGGTTTCAGGTGCGTACGTAGCCTATAAATCTTCAGCTATAGGAGCGACTGCTGCAGAAATGGCATTATCCGCAAAAATTGCTATATCTAATAGTTTAAGGTCAATTCAAAATAAACTGACAGGAGAGTCGGTTCTTGCTAAAGAAAAAGAGCGTACATATCAGGATGCCTATAATTTGTCATTGCAAAAAACGATCACAGAAGAACAACGGGCGAAACTATCTAAATTGAACTTAGTTGCAGGCTCAGAAGAATATGTAAAGGCTATTGCGGCACAAGCTATTCAAGAAAAGAATACAGCTGATAGACTTGTGGAATCTTTGACTAAGCAGGTAAAAGCAAATAGAGAAAAATTAGCTTCTGCACAAGAGGGTTTGGAGATATCTAGAAAAGCAGTGCAAGTTGCAAAAGAAGAATTTAACGCTGCGTTTGAAGCGAATGATTTGGCTGCTTTAGAAGTATCCCAGACCAAACTGAATTCGGCGGCGAAACGTGAGGAAGCGGCAGCTACGAATGTTAGTACAACTGCGAAAAAACTAAGGTCTGTAGAATCGAAGTTGGCAGTTGCAACAACAAATCAGGAAATCGCTGCAACTCGTTTGAATACTGCAACAACGGCTGCAGATACGGCTGTGGCCAATGTGGCTACTTCGGCAAAAAACAGATTAAAGTTGGCTACAATTGCTTTATGGAAGGTAATGAAAGCAAATCCTTTGGGTACGATATTGACGGCTGTTGGTTTGGCAACAACTGCTTATGCCATGCTTGCTGATAAAATCAGAGAGACAGAAACTGCACAGGATCGATTGAATAAGCTACAAAAAGCTACTGTCAATTATATGGCTGACGAGAAAGCCGAATTAGAAGTCCTTTTGGCAGTAGCAAAAGATGAAACTATTATTAAGGATAAAAGGATAAAAGGATAAAAGCTATAGAACGATTGAATGATATTTCTCCTGAATATTTAGGTAATTTATCGTTGGAGAATATTCAAACAAAAGAAGTTACAGATTCGATAGAGGCTTATACGAAAGCATTGGAAAAAAGTGCTAAAATGAAAGCTTCTCAAGATATGGTTTCTGATAGATATAAAAAGATAAATGAATTGAATATAGCTATCGATGAGATGCAAAAACGTTACGATGAGGCTATATCTGGGTCAGAATCAAAACATTTGTTTGAAAGAAAATTATTTGATTTAAAAAATGAAAAAGCGAATATTGAAGAAGAAATAAAAGAGATTTTATCATTTGCTAAAGAACAAGTTGAAAATAATCCGGTTACTATTCCAATTAAAAAGGAATCTGTATTATCGGGCATTACGGAAAAAGATAAAAAAGAACTTGAAAAGCAAAAAAAATTACAAGAGAAGCTCCGAAGCGAACTCCTATCCCTTCGCCGTCAAAACCAGCAATCCGAGATCGACCTGATGAAAGAAGGCTCCGCAAAGAAGATCGCCCAGATAAACCTAGACTATGACAATGAGATCGCCGCCATACTTACAAAGGAAAAAGAGTGGAAAGACGCTCAAGGCGGCAAACTGACTAAGGAACAGACCGTGGAGATTCATACAGCCTTGGTGAACTCATATGTCAAACGGGAGCGATCGACCTCTAATGTGAATAAGGAACAACTGGAGGAAGAGAAACGTGCCATGAACGAGTATCTGAAAGAATATGGCTCATATTTTGAAAAGCGTCAGGCTATCACGGAACTTTATAACGAGAAGATGGACAAGGCCACTACCGAGGGCGAGAAGCTGTCCCTTGGTGAAGAGATGAAGAAAGAGCTGGCTGCCGTCGATGACGAGGCCCAGAAGAAAACGTCCATCATCACGAAGCTATTCTCCGACATGAGCAAGAGGACGGTGCTCGATATACGGTCTATCTCCAAGGAGGCGCAGGCCATGCTTGATTATATCAATGAGGGCGAGTTCAAGACCGGTTCCGACGGAAAAGGCTTGTTCGGCCTGACCAAGGAGCAATTTGATATCCTTTCCAAGTCCCCGGAGAAGTTACAGGCCATAAAGGACGAGATCGCCAACGTCAATAAGGAGGCCGATCAGATGGACACGTCTTTCAACAAGGTATCGAACGGCCTTAAAAAGGTGTTCTCAGCTGGGGATGATACAAAGAGACTAAAAGAAGGCTTAGCTGAGATAGATGCCGGTATGAGTGATATCATGCAAGCCGGACAGTTCCTCTCCGACACGTTCTCCAAGTTAGGTGACGCTTTCGGTAGTGACCTTATGTCCGGTATTGCCGAAGGCTTGAATGTGGCCATGGACGCGGTCAATTCCGCCATGGACGGGGCGAAAGCCGGCGCGATGTTCGGGCCGATCGGTGCTTCCGCCGGTGCCGCTATCGGGGTGGTCACATCCCTTGCCTCCTCTATCGCCAAGATCCATGACAAGAAGAACGAGAGTCGTATCCAGCGTTTGCAGGATCAGATCGACACGTTGGACAAGTCGTACGACAAGCTGGGCAGGTCCATCGAGAAAGCCTATTCCAAGGATGCCTCCAAGCTTATCGACCAGCAGAATAAGCTATTGGAACAGCAAAAAGTGCTTATCCAAAACCAGATCAAGGAGGAGGAGGACAAGAAGAAAACCGACAATGACCGTATCAAGGAGTGGCGGGACCAGATAGACGAGATCAATAATACCATAGCGGATAACAAGGAGGCCGGCAAGGACGCCATTTTCGGTAGTGACATAAAATCCGCTATCGACGATTTCGCCAACGCTTACGCCGAGGCATGGTCAGCTGGGGAAGACAAGGCCCAATCAGCTAAGGATCTCATGAGGAAGATGATAAGGAACATGGTCACGGAGTCGATCAAGGCCGCCGCTTCCGATCCCATGAAAGCCATACGAGAGAAGCTGCTTGAGTTCTGGTCTGATAATTACATCAGTGATTGGGAGCAAGACTACCTCGACCAAAAGGCGCAGGAGCTGGCCGACGACCTCAACCGTAAGTTCGGCTGGGCCGACAAGTACTTCAAGCCTGACGATCCCGAGGATGATAATACCCGTGTGGCCTCCTCGAAGGGCATCGCCTCCATCTCGCAGGACTCGGCTAACGTGATAGACGGTAAGATGTCAACGCAACTTATATTTTTAGATAGGACGTTGGTGCAAGTGACGGGTATAGCCGACCAGATGCGCTTCATATATGACCTCCAGACAAGGGGATGGAAGAACGTGGAGGCGATCAAGGATCTGTCTGGGAAGGTGTCGGAGAACACGGCCAAGGTAGCTGAGATCTCCGGGCGTATAGAGGCCCTATCCGAGAAGATAGAGGCGAATACCAAGTCGGCGGCCTCCGGTATAAAGACTATTAACGACAAGGGTATATTAATGAGATCAAGATAATGATGGAGACGGTTAACGACATAATCAAATCGGCCCTCTCGCTTGGGGCGTGCAGTGGTTCTAACGGGGTGACGGACTGGAGAAGCCTCGTGTGGCTGTTCTTCAGCCCGCAGGGGCGTGAGTTTTGCGCGGAGAATGATTTCCCGTCGTTAGACATGTTCCGTGGCATGGCCGGTCACGTGATGCCCTACGGGGTGTACGTTGACTCCGGCCACGTGGACGTAACCAATCCCGGCAATATCGCCGTGATAGGTGATACGGATGCGGTGATAACGATAGACGATAACGAGCGTGTTCACAAGGTGATCCTCATGCACGGCGGCAAGGCTAGGGTCGTGGCGAGCGACTACGCCGTGATCCTGCTGGTGAATATTGGGGGAGAGGTTGAGATAAACAAGGATAATACCGTGGTGATCTTATGAGGGGTGAGTTATACATAGACGGCAAGGACGCCTACACCGATTTCGGCGTATGGATCACGGAGGGAGGTTACGACGGCCTTCTCCCGTTCCCCGAGCTGGTGGAACCGGATAGGAACGACTGGCCGGACGAGGACGGCATAGAGCCGGACTTGGAAAAGCCCACCTTGAAACCACGGGAGCTCAACATCACGTTCGTCCGCAGCGTGGACGGAAGATCCACCGGCGCTCTCGTCGAGCACCTATCGAAGTCTGGGTATCACCTCTTCCGTATCCCCTCGCTGGGCAGGGAGTGGAGCTTGCGACTCATCCAGAGCCCGGCGTATGAGGATTGGGACACGTTGGAGGCCTTCACGTTACGGTTCGCCGAGGATCAGCCCGTAAGACCCTTGTCCGTGGCGATCCCGGAGGGTAGAGCGTATGTTCCTCCATCCGAGTACGAGCTGGACGGCGTACCCTTGGATCGATACGGCGTGATGGTGACGGTGGGCCGGGACGAGATCATGAGATCTCCGACCGTGAAGACTAACCTGTCCCGTACGGTACTGGACGTTGACGGTAGGATCTACGATGCTGGCAAGGTGGTGTATAATAGCAAGGAGGTCACTCTTAAATGCTGTCTCATCGCCGGCTCAATGACGACATTCTGGAGTTGTTACGACGCCCTGTTGGATGCCTTGATCCAGCCGGGCGAGCGTTCGCTGTACGTGGATTACAACGTGGAGGAATACCCCTGCTACTACAAGAGGACGTCCGGCTGGAAGCTTGAGAGCCTCCGGGGGCGTGTGGTGGTGACATTCAACCTCACGCTGGAGTTCACGGTGTTCCGGATGGATGGTATCGATTACCTGCTGGCTACCGAGGCCGGGGAACTGGTGGTCACGGAGGACGGGGAATATTACATAGACTTGAACACATATGCCTAAAAAGAAGAAGAAAATATCGGAGCTCGCGTTGGCCGACAGCCTCACCGGTCTGTACACGATCGGTTGCAAGATCATAGACGGTATACAAACCAGCGTGAAGGTGAGCCTCGGGACCATCCAGACGGCTTACGAGAACATGCTCACGGAGATCTCCAACGCCCGTGCCGCCACCAAGGCGGCCAATACGGCGGCCTCCAACGCCAACACCGCCAAGCTGAACGCCGAGGCGGCCACGTCAAAGGCCAATACGGCCACGGCGAACGCCATCACCGCGACGAACGAGGCGAAAGCGGCCACCACCAACGCTACCGCCGCCGCCACGAAGGCGAATACGGCGGCCACGAACGCCGATAACGCGCGTGTAGGCTTGGAGACCTTGAAAGCGAACACC